AGGCTATTGCTGGAGAAAAACCATTGAACTCAGTCGACTTGGGCTTTAAACCCCAAGCTGGCTCTAAACTTCCCATTTTTATGGGTGAGTTTTTCAATCGTGTGCTCCAAGTAGACGGGACTCTCCTTCCTGATCCATGTGCAAACAGCGTCGCAGTGTTAAGGCAGATTCTTATTTGTTATTACAAATACGAAGTCCCTTACGACGAAGAGCAAGAACAGCAAGTCATTAACCGTTTTAAAGAAACTGAAAATGAATTGGCATTACTTACTTCTGACTTCAGACTTCTGGAGTCGGATTTGCGAGCTAGTCATACGATTCGTAGAAGAACTGTTACAAATTGTTCTTCACTAGTCGAAGTGACGCGCGAAGCTAAATATCTTTTGCAAGATTTATTTAGCTTTTTTGATCCGCTGGACATTTACCCTAGGCACGGCCCTGGTGTTGTTGCTACCAAGCAACGATTATCAGAGAAGTATCTTTGGTCTAATATCTGCGGTCGTATCACTCGTGTATACCCCCTAGACGCTTATTTTAGAGCATCTACCGGGCATACTTGTGATACCTACGATGAGTTTCGACTCATCACGGAGGAGGATCTCCCGGCTCGAGTAATACTCGTGCCAAAAGATTCTCGCGGCCCACGTCTTATTTCTTGCGAACCTGTTGATTTTCAATGGGTCCAACAAGGATTGGGACAGGCTATTGTCAGGCATGTAGAATCACATATGCTCACTAAGCATAATGTATTCTTCACAGATCAAGGTCCTAATCGGCGCGGAGCCCTTCTGGGTTCTCTGCCGTATAGAACTGAATTCTCCACTCTTGACCTTAATGAGGCCAGTGATAGAGTTCATTTTGATCTGGTTCGCCTACTGTTTCCAGAGCACGTCTTTACGTGTTTAGAAGCTTGTAGGAGCTCATCGACGGTGCTTCCGGATGGTCAAGTAATCAAGCTTAATAAGTTCGCTCCAATGGGTAGCAGTTTATGCTTCCCAGTTA